GATGTGTTTTCACTTCTGTCATTAGTGCTTCAAAGACCTGAAAAACAGAAAACCTGAACACTGTTCGCCGGAGGCGCCCCGGGGTTGGGTTCACAAAGTCGATTGAATTGTTCCTTTTTTAAAATCAAATCCAGCAGCAACCAACATTTTAATCATTTCCTGCTTGTGAGCCGTCCGAGTATCTTCCTGTTTAGCTTGTCAAGAACACTCTTCTCTCCACTCTATGCAATCCATTTGCCATAAGCCACCAGAATCTTGTCTAGATCAGTGTCGTCCATCTTCCCAGATTCAACTACTCTCTTCCACATGACTGACAGATCGTGCTTTGGGTTGGCTCTCATGTATTCATGAGTTTTGTTTTTAAGCTTCTCATCCTTGAGATCGTCCTCTGTTGATTCAAGCCTCCTTATTGGAGATAAGTTCTGTTTTGATTGCCTGCCTACACTCTCCTCAACTGATGCCTAGGACTGGTTCAAGCTAGGGCCCATTGAATCGTTCCCAAATGTGCCTAGCATTATGATTCTCGTGTTCAGGCCTTTTGGTACATTATTGCCAGAGAAAGTGACTACTTAAGTTGCAACGTGAGACAGTAACCGCATTATCTCCTGAAGTTAGTTCGATTTATTTAAGTCAGCTTGAGCTTTCTGACTCCCGTCAACCTAGAAGTGTAAGCTTGACTGATCTTCCGTTTTCCGCAACAGCAACATACAGATCCTCTCATCTCCTGATGGTTTACTGCGCTGACCGTCAGAACCTTTACTATATAGGAATTCGTTAGGCTTGGTGATCTACTTCTTGTCTAGATTTTTGGTGTAATCCTCTAACCCAACTTTTTGGTACCTTTTCATGTCTTCGTCGAGCTTTAGAGTTTTGTTTTCACCGTACTTAATCTTTTCTTCTTGCCTCAAGATTCTCTCATTAAGTTCTTCACATTGATTGATTAACTCCTGGTTCTTCTGTCTAAATGTGATGAGCTCTGCATTTAGCTTCTGTTTTTCAATAAGTACTTCGCCCAAATCACGCTGTAGTTTGGCTTGGTTCTCTTCAAATTCACGGATTGTTGACTGCATATCCGACATGTCCCCTTTCAGTAGAGTCTTTTCACTTTCAAGCTCTCCTCGCTTCGTACTGGCTTCTATAAACGATGCCTCCACTTTAGAAAGTTGATTCTCCAAGAATTCAACTCTGGCTGATAATTCAATGATTTAGATTTCTTTGTCTTCACACTTGGTACAGGCCGAATGTTGAGACCGATCTGCAAAGTTCAGACTAACTTCCTCTTGCGGTTCTACACCTCCTGATTTTTTTCGTTCTCTGAGTGATGAGGATTCTCCAAGTTTCTTTTCAATTTCTCCCAAGACTCTGTATGTGACCTCCTCTTAGATTTTGTCATCCATTTTCTCAATCCCTCCAACTTCGTCGTACATTGTGTTGTACAATTTCTCTGTGATTCGGAGATTCGACTCAAATGTGGTAGCATCCCCTTTAGGGATTTAGTCGATTACCTCGTTAACCTCCGCGAGATTCCTCTGGAGCTCTTTGCGATTTTCTTCAATGTTTAAGTCCCTATACGTGTTGTCAGAGACTGGCTCAAGGTTGTTCACAGTTTAATCCATTCTTTTTAATAATACTTGCTTTTTTAAAATTATTCAATCCCAATTGATCACATTTCGAAATCTATGTCTATATCGTTCAAATCACTGAGGGTATCCACCTGACCACTCACATCATCAGGGTTCCGTGGCCCAAGCAGCGCTCGCCTGTCAGTAGTCGGGTAGATCTTCGGGGCCTTTAGTCCGATCACGTGCAAGTTGGCCAGATTGTTTACTATCTCATTCCGTGATGCATCGTCACCTAGGCGTGTCTCGTACATTGTGTCACTCGTCAGACTGGATGGCAGGCCTTCCCCACGTGACGATAGATCAGCTTTTATCCGCCTAACCATGTTCATAACAAACTTCACCATGTCTTAGTCAACCTTCAACAACATTGCGAATTTTTACCCTATTAGCCTAGGCCTAACTCCCATTTCACCAAGTTTTTCAAGTGCGATGTGTAGACACAGCTCATAACTCGACTGCTTGGGCATGTGGTTGTGAGTTACATGGTTGACTAGTCCACCAAACCTCTGCAGTGGCTTTGGCAAGCTTTACAGCATTCCGTAGGCTCTGTCAAGGTATTGCTTCTGAGTTACAAAATACGGGTGTTAGAGCTCCACCATGATGTCAGTTTTTCTAACCTCACTGATTATCTTCAACCCTGTTTTCCCTGCAAGACTCAGATGCTGAGACAAATATGGTAGAACTGCATCTTCGTAGCTTTAAGCAATAAGCATAGATCCAATTTGTGCTCTCATTGTAGTCTACGTAGATGTCTCATTCCTGACTTTTTTTGCAAACGCCTGAAGACTCAAGATAACCTCTCTGAATAGCTCAAGTTGTTCGATTTTCCATTGAGTGGCTTCATGAAGTGCAATTACGGATTCCAAACCTTCCCCTGGTTATAGGCTACCCACGGAGCCCACACCTAAAGGTGCAAAGAATTTGAGAATGAAATCCATAAATGCGTGCCACATAGGCCTGTTGAACGTCGAGAATTTTTTTATGATGTCTTGCATGATCTCAACGTTGAAATGATTAACCGGTTCTTTGTTCACTTCTTTCTACTGATGCCGTTAAGTTTAATCTCTGTCATGAGGGAGCTAGGTGCATAACTAATTCCAACTCGCTACCAGGTGATCTTGTATCTCATTCATGGTTTAGTTGGCCAGTTGGAATTGTGTGGGCTCCTCCTGGGTTAAGTTGATGTTATTGACTCTGATGTACTCCATATGGGAATATTCCGCACAACCGGGCCCTACATTAGTCTTAATTTCAAACTTGCTAGTGATCCATTTTACGACCGTACCCACAAAGAGATGGCTGGCGATTTGGAATGAATCAATGGAGCTTGAAGCCACAACCAGTGCAAAGTTCCAGGTCAGTCCAACGTACGCCTGATAGAAATCCCTACGAATCACCTTTGAGCCTTTCTTCACTAGATCTTCACTTGTCTCATTCATCATTTTCTGTAAGATGTCATTCGGGATCATGGGGGTGCTCAGCATCTTCACAATTGAATTCTGCTTCTCTGGTTATTCTTATTTTTCCTTCATTTAAGTTAATTTAACTTACAGTTTTTTAAAATCACAATGAAACATTCGTATAGATCGATGCTGAATATTACCACTATCATTATATAAATTGTCAATTTACAATCTCAATCTTACCTCAACTTTTTCATGACTGTGTCACTATCGGAGAAAACAATGTTGGAATTTATGTATTGAACTGCCTTCGTGTTCGCCCGTGCACGTATTTGACGTGGATCATAGTTTAGCCGCTCTTAGAATGTCATATTGTCATAAATTTCTTGCTCAAACTGCTTTACATGTCTCTCCATCATTTCTGCCCCGATCTCAACTACGGTCTTCCTCTCCGATAATCCTTTGTTGTACTCCAACGCTATCCTCTTTGTTGCGTCATTCTTCTTCGCCATGTGGTCTACAACCAATCCGTATTTGAGCTCATCTGCCGTGTTGTTCAACTTCATATGCTCCATTTCAATCGCAAGTTCCTTCTTCTGTTTTGCCAATTCAATTTCAATTAATCGCTCGTTTTCCATTCTAATTGATTCAAGGTTCAACTGATGTTCGTACATTTTGTCTAGCTGCGCAACCAGACTCAACTCTTTCTTCTTTCCAATTTCAAGCCTCCGTTTAACTGTGGAAAGGTCGGTTGTTATTGATTCCAACCTCTGTGCTGTCTCCAGTCGATTTCCATCTTTGTACGAAACTTTGATGAGTTACTCAAGAGAGGCTTGTTTGCCTTCCAATTTTGAGTTCTCATTTATCAGTTTTTCGAGTTCAGCCTGTTTTTGATTTATTCCAACTTCTGTGATGTTCATTAAAATTAAATTTACTTAGATTTTTTAAAATCAATAGTAGACGTATGGCTTTATTTTATTTAACATTTCAGCATCATTAGTCATTATAGTTATGCTAACTGGTTCATTCATCACAAATACCCTTTTACCGCTTGCATTGGAGGGTTAAACTGCCTTAAATTACTTGCCTGATATGAGAAGGAACTACCATCTTTTCCCATGCTAAGCAGGATTGTTCATCAGATTTGACACATCTATTTTCGGATTCTAGAAAAAACCTAGCTCATCCAGGAACCGCCAAGGGGGATCTTAAACAATGAAATCTGCACTAACTAAGTTTAAAAGTGTTGAGCTGTTGAACACAAGATCTGAGACAGATAGCACTTCTAACTCTACTTTGTTTCTGGGTTGAAGCTTGCTTACATGACCTAACCCCTTGAAACAGTCAAATAGCTTCCATTTGTCTTGATTCTTTTAAACCTCTGTAATCTGTGAAACAATGTTCATTATTGAGGCTATAATACCCTTAGATGACCCGACTGTATCTCTGTCAAATAATGAGTTCTCACCCAACATTGAATAAAACCCATCTCTCAGCTCTATATTCATTGAATGCTGTTAAATCTCATACGGCGTCAGTGTTTTTTGGAGTGGGTATAGGGGACTGAAGTCACTAGTCATCTTTATGCAAATGCTTGTCTCTTTAACAACTTCTGATAGCTACATTGTGAATGTTTTAGACCAAAAGCCTAGGAAATCTTTGATGGACGTCTTGTTCTCAGTAACAGCAGCCCCTAGAGCCTTGTGAACATCAGATGTGGACACGTAGGTTCCCCCAGATCCCATCTTGCTTTAGAAGAGTGTGGAGATATATCTCATAACCAATAACATTGTGTTGAACATGACTTTTTTTGAGAAAACCTTAGTGTTTAACTTATGATACTTCTCTGAAAAATTAGCTCCCAGGAGCAAACGTCTTGTGGATTCAATCATCACCTCGTATGAACGTATTGTTTTTGGTTTTAGATCAGTCATTCTATCACCTAAAATGTGAAGTTTAAAGAGGAGCGATCTAGGATTCCTATACTGGACTAATTGCCTTTGAAAGACTTCATTGTTCATGCAAGACCAGAAAGTTGAATTTTATGTAATTTTAGGGTTGTAGACTTACCAGGATAGTGGGTAAGGTATTTCAACTGATGCTTTAAATTCTAAGTCCCATTCGTTAATCTATCGATATTTATCTGCTAGAACATTCACATTACCATCCAATGCTTCAACTAATAGAACTTACTCACCAATCTGTGTATTCGTTTAGCACGTTTCGTACATGCTCACCTTCACTCTACTATCAAGCTTGAGTTATTAGACTATCACTTTCACAACTGATGCCTGCTGACATTAAAACTTTGTGAGGAGTGTCCTGCAATTGTTGGACATTGTGTTCTAGAACATCAATAAGACGTTAACAAGTGCACACATGTAGCTTATCATACCTTTTCCACTAGTGAACTCTAAGTCACAAAAGAATACTATTCTCCCAGGGGGCATTTTCTTCTCACACTCCGTAATTTCATTAACTATATCAACGCAAGTATTGGAGTTTGACAAATCGTTGCGATTTAGACACATTGACTCCTTATTCACAATCTTGGTTTAAATTTCATTCTAACACAATTCAGTTGGGATGAAGACTCTGGCAGTCTTGGGTTGGATTCTTTCGTTGAAATTCAAAGTTTAAAAATATGCCCTATCAATCTCTTACATAGTCATAATGTCATGGGTCGTAGTTCCTCTACCATCCGCAAGTGAAACTAAGACTCCACCTCTACCAAAAATGTAATCAAGGAAACCTGAATACTTCTAGGTGCTGCCTGAGCTTATACCAACACTTTTCAGGTGCTGACTCCAATTAATTTAAATGAGTTTCTGAGTTCCCGTCTCAATTGTATGCCTCGATATCACCCCTGTACCTGAGTCAGCAAGGGAATTTACTACCTTTCTAACTGAAACCTGCTTTAACAAATCTTAATGACCTCTTAATGTGTTAGCGCTCTGCAATGGAGAATCTGTTATCACTGAGCCATCATAAACCTTCCTTTCACCTGACAAGCTTATTGATGCGGTGGTTATCCCACCTGACTACATCATTGTGTGACTCAGACTGTTTCTGTCGGCACCCTCGACATAAGATGTGAACCAATCTTCTAAAATATGACTTGGTATATATGATTTTTTTACATGGTTTTAACAGGATTATACTACTAATAGTCTTTTATAGTGATTAACTAATTCGTCCAATGTTGGTTCTACAAAGTCTTATTAATAATCCGAACCACTTAATTTGACTGCAGTGACACGATCCAGTTTGATGCTACTAAAACCGAGTCTAATTAGATTCAGTGCACCTGTTACAAGATAATGACGCAACAGTGCCTCTTATGTGCGTTTTTCAGTCTTACAGAGTTACACTTGCTTTAACATCGACTGTGATCTGAACCCTGGATCAGATATGAACCTAATTGCTGTACTGTCAGCGTGATAGTTAAGAAATTCACCTAGATTATTGAATCCGATGGCAGTGGTTATGTGTCCCTAAACCTCACGCATTTCCTTGATAACTCGCACTTAAAATTCAGGGTAACTTAATAAGATGAATAAGTGGTGCATTTAAGAATGATCTACAAATTGTAACAGTGAACTGTTGAGGAAAGTTAAATGAATAATGACACTGTTATTGGTGTTATAACGAAGAACTTGGGCGTGGATACACTGGTAGATGGTCTTAATCACACTTTTAATGCAAAGCGACTCTATTATAGTCATAGGTCCTATGTCCATGATTGTTTTGAGTCTTAGTTTTCCAGGTAGCTTCTGTGCAGACCCGCTGAGTGCATTGCGTGATTTTTGAATTCTTATCTCGTTGCTGTGATTTATGATCAAGGTATCAATGACTGTAGTCATAATGTCTTTGCTCCTCAAGACTGTTTCAGACGGATTCATAAAATAAAGATCCTTGAATCTGTGACATGGTGTCGTTTAATTGTGTTTCTTCAATGTGTTATTCTAAAGATACGAGAGTTTTTTGTCTATCTGTTATCGGTACTTACTTGTCAGCTTAGGCTAGTCTAACCGATCCAGATCTACAGTTTAACATGTGTCATTCATGATTGCAATGCAGGTACAGTGTTTAAGACCAACGACTAAATGTATTTCCTGATGCTTGCTGAACAATTTGGACTCCATATACATCTGTGCAAGCAATGACTTCAGTGTAAATTGAAGCTGTGTAAAGTCAACATTCGTGCTGTTCTTCCCTCCAGCAAGATCCCCTATATTTTCAATATCACACTTCATAAATGTTGTCTACCAGAAGTTGAGTGGGAATTTCTTTGTGTTTGATGTTTATGGTGTCCTTAATCTGTGATATATGTCTCCGTCTGTCTCAATGGATATGTTGGATTAATTAGCCCACGTGATATCTGTTTATCGTAACAAGCAGTATAACAGGGCTGTGACTGTGGACCTGTTCTAATTCAAATCCAAGGCCAGCCAGTGGATCAATGTGATCAACTCTCGAACTTGGGTTGCACTGGACAGCAACTTTTTCGTTTCAGGTTCATCCAAACCAACTCCGTTAATTTTCATCTTAGTTCGATTTGTGGTCACTGACTATTAGTGAGGTTCATGTATTCCAGGTTGTTGCAAGCTGTTGTTAGTCTCCCTTAATGAATGAATAGAAGTCGATAAGTTGACATATCTGTTCCCTGGTGACCCATTGTTTATATTCAGGAGATCAAGGTAACATGAAGGGCTGGCGGGAGCTTGCATCAGCTCATAATGTAGAATCTTAGTGTCTTTAAATGCTACGCGTCTCACGGTGGCACTGTCTGTCCCAGAGCACTCAGACCAGAGAATTCTTGTGCTTGAGTTCAATACACATTCATATTTTTATTACCAAAGGAACAATTCTGAGGCTTATCGCTTTGCAATCTGCTTGTCTGTTGAAACATCAATATGAACCATCTTGGAAATTGTCTTACAGCCTGCAACAAGATTTATGATATCCTCAACTACACCTGCACTTGACAGGGATTATGCACTAGCTTACAACTGCGGGAAACAAGGGTTCGACTACTTTATCATAGATCTGAAAAGTTTTTCATCAGGCTCAGTATTAGTGTTCAGAGCATCTAACAAGTCTTTGCGAATCGTCACATCCTTCAGATAATTGATTATTTTCTGTTTCATTATTGATTTCACTGTCCTGGGTCCGTAAGTTGGGAGTGTATAAGGGTTCTTTATCAATATTAATGGATCAAAGTTTGGATCATATTGATTTTTGTTTAAGAGCTGGTTGAACATCTGACAGTAGATTGGGTTATTTGTGGACTAGTAAGATTTTTTCAGTTATGTGATTCTGTTTATCAACTTATCATCAGATCCCTAGCACAACAGATCTTAAAACGAGGGGACTGGTAGACCTCCTGTTTCAGTGCCTGAGAAAAGCAAATACTTCTAATAATTCGGGCATTTCAGTTAAATTACAGAGTTGTCGTTTTATGTGCTACAGAAATCTTTTAAGCAATTGTACTCGGATTACATATCCAAATCTGATGATATATCATTACTGTAAAGTTACGGGTTTTAACGGTTCCACCTTATTATATCGATGATCGATTAAAGGAACATTAAGGCCTGCCAACTCACACCATTTGAATCCTCTCCATATATAGACAGTATTGTCGTATCGATCGCTGATATCACCTCATTTAAACCGGTGTACGGATCGTTATCAACAACATTCACCCTTGCAATTTTCTTCAAAGTTTGACCATATTAGCATCCATTATTCCATAAAATTTTGCTGTAAACACATTACTCTGATGAAACATAACTCTCTGATGGTTTTATGAACACACTCATCGCTCCACACAACTCTTTTAATTGTGATGTCTAAGAATCAACATTTCTATTTGCTGTTTAAGTACGTCCGTGAGAAAAAACCTCATAGTCTTGGTCTGATCTAGCAAAAATCTTCACTATGCAGTTGTCACCCTGACAGCATATGTCTATTTCAACATTTGCTTTCTTAGCAGCCAATTTTAACAACCCAATCGTTAAGAGTGTCCATGCTTTCTGCCTCAATCCTTCAACACCACCTTAGTGTTTGACCCAGCAATCAAGTGTATTACGACCCTCCTTCAATCCACTAGTGTCCTAAGGAATGTGTGTGTCGTTTATACAAAAGTGACAAGAGCTGAGAACATCGTGAGTAGATCTATAAAATTAACCACTGCCGGAGACTTCATCAATTAATTTGAAAGTCTCGTATGTGTTCCATTATTTGAAATTTAAGTTCCACTTTTCAAAATCAATACTGTATTATTAATGCTTGAACTGAGGATCTGTGCTTTTGGTGGTAAATTCACGCAACTTTTGGGTGGTCTGAGGCCCATCCATGTTCATGGTCGTTTCGGGAAATTATTTCATTAAGCGTGTCTTAATGTGATGCTCCCCAACTGAAACAGCCTACCTAAGCTCCATAGGAGTCACACCGAAGAGCCTGCCTGCAGTTTTTATCTCACGTTCTTTAGGTGTCATAAGTATAACCCAGTCATGTATGTTTAAATCACTCAACTTGTCTGTTGCAAATGCTAATAACACTTACCGGTACTATTCATCTGGTGTTCTCAGATGTTGGTCTATTAATCTTTTGCTTTGCCCCGCGGGCTTATCGTTAACACCTTGATTCCACTTTGATCCGATCTACTTGAATAACCTTGAGTCCTGAGCCTTTAAGTAGTTCACAAAGTGCTCTTGCTTTTCACTTAGACTCTGGTACATCATCTTAACTCTCTCTTTGTTAAATATCTGATTCAATGATGAAAAAGGACGTGATATGGATTTGTCGTTAAGGAAGATGTTCGGATTTATATCAAAGTCTAATTGTTCCTCAATTAATAAATGTTACTGCTCGAGATCTTTGCTCTCAATGTTAATTAGAAGTTTGTTCAAGACTACCTGATCCATCATGGTTTCCCTCGAGAACCTATCTGTACCTTTGCCAGTTTATATGTACTTGGGCAACTTTTTTTTCAATTGTAACTAACCTTGCATTATTGACCTTTTCACTTCTGAGGCAATTTGTACACCAACACTTTCAACATAATCGTCGTACTTTGCAGATGTTGTCACTTTTTGAGTTTTTTCACTCGATTCATCGTAACTAACAAACGGATGCCCAAAAAATCTGAATGTCCCGTGGATCTCCCAGAATGATAAACCTACTCCATCACAATCTTGATGAAGCTCCGTAAAGAAATTGTAAACTTCATCTGCCCGTTGATTAGAATCTTTCTGATTGAGGTCTTTAAAGAAGTCAGAGATAGACTCTAAGGTTTGAGACTTGAACACATTAATTTAGTGATTATTATCCTTTGACGCACATTCAATCACCAACACAATCTGTTCTATAAGAGATTACAATTTTTATGCCTTGTCACCTTATTGACAGAGTTAGCCAATCATATGATCATAGAAATCTGTAAAAACTTTCAATGATGACTTCGATTTTTGATCATCGTATAACTCGCCCATTATGTCCCTAATTGAAAGTTACATTGTTACTGATAACAATTGGGATATGATGTCCCGCAATTCTAACATTTCATCCAAACCCACAATTCTTATGTTTCGAGCTTCGTTGCCAACTTTGTCACTTACCCAGCAGAAAAAGTTACTAGTCAGTTACACCTTGTATGAACCAATTCTTCCTTATGATTTCATTTTATTGAACCTTGTATCAATTGAAGTGAATTTCCCTAATGACTTCACCTTCAGTCCTCTTGACTGTTGTAATGTCAAACCTAAATTGTTCTCTTCAGTTTATCTTTACACCGAATGTGACCTGATGCAAGTATCAACTTCATTGAACATAATGTTGAGGGATTGGGATAAGGAGCTTCCGTAATGATCCTTCAATTTACTAAATAAATCACTTTTTAGACACTTGGTTAGTGCGCCTTACTTTTTATCAGATAGTATTGAGTTAACAGTGCATGCATAATCTTTCCACACAGAATTAGTCATTTCAATTGCTAAATCAATATCGTTGTCCTCGCGCGTGAATTAGGTTCCACTCATTGCAGATTTAATCAGCTGTCCTTTGATGCTTGTTATATTTGGTTCTATATATTACTCAGACTCTGAATCAAAATCAAGTACTGTTTAAAAGACTTCGACAATTTGACTAACTGACTTGCAAGAATCGGACATAATTCCGAATTAGGGATCCAATCGAAATACTTCTTCTAGATCTTCATTCTTTTTGAATTTATCAAAGCTCTTGCTTCTTAATTCAGTAAGGTCCTCATGAGTCAAAAAGGCGTTTAAGAGAGTTGACACATAAACCTCCTCAATGTTAATTTTTGCTGTATCTAGATGTCCATCAGTTTTTTGGAAATGTTGGTAATCTTGGCTTTTTACTCTATTCATCAATTATAACTTAAATGGATTTTTTAAAATAACTATATAGATAGTTTGTTGCACCCTTAGTATCTGAACTTTTAAATTTGCAAGTTATTATTAAAATGACTGATAAGTATTATTCTTAGATAGAGGACAGCATCAATTACAAAATCCATCATGGTGGGATGCTGACAAATAGTGAGATGTGTGCGACACTTTGGGATGCGAATCAGAATCGTTAAGTAGGCACTAACGACAAGGTGAGTGCATTAAAACACGGAGAGACATAACATGCTGATGGTGTCTACTACTGTGCTGTCTTTGATAGAGAGTCTAATGAGAACAATGACACCAACAAGAATTACAAACTTAAGAAAATTGCAAACATAAATACTTGGGTATCGAGGGAAACAATGGCTCAGAGAAGAAGGGCTGAATTGGGTCAATCCAAGATAAAAGATAAGAGGGATCAGGTCAGCTACAAGAGATCAGATTAAGGCAGACCCGACAACTACAAGCCTTACGAGTAAGCCTCCGATTCAATAAGTACCGACAACTATCTGAGCAGAGATAGGAGAGACTTCTAACGCGACTCCCCTCGCAACCAGTACGACATGGACCTAAACGCTATCAGGAGAAGTAGTGATGTGGAAAAGTAGGTGAAAGAAAAACACATGTATGAGCTGCAGAACGCAATCCACACTAAAGCGATTGAAGTGTCAAAATTAGAGTTTGAGCTTAAACTGGAGAGGAACAAGCGCCACTCAGAAGTCAGTAGACTTAGGGCAAGAATTCAAGAACTGGAGAATTCAATCCATGCCAATAAGGGCTCGATAATCATACGAGTGGTGCAAGAAGATGACAACTCTATGACCACACAAGTGAGCAACAAAACCATCACAATTCAGAAAAACACTGATGACACTAAGAAACTGATGGGTAATTTGGTTTGTGCAATCACCAACATCCTTTATCAGAGGGTGTATCTTAACAAAACAAATCCGCAGAAGTTGATCGTCGGTCACAGCGCAGAGGCTAACGACTTGATTGCCAAAGCTTCGAAGTAAATTTCTGCTCTAGGTGACTCAAAAAATCCATCAGAGAATGACTATGATGCCGATTACGACAAGAAATCAGACATAAGCAGCTCCTCATCAGTCTAAAGTAAGTAAGGCTGTAAGTTCGAAACAGTGTCTAATGCTAAGGAGTTTGTGTCAACCTGGTGGGAGAAGAAGAGGTCAGATTATCCTGGAAGAGATTGTGAAATGGCAGTAAAGTATTGGCTAGATAGAGGACCACACTCGATTGATGGATTCAAAGTGTTGATGCTTGAGCTGGCAAAAGCCAAGTGGAGAATGAATTCCATGATGTGATCTATTAACTCATTTAATAATTTTAAAAAATCATTGAATATCATTTTGACATTGATCAGTTTCCTGGATCATGCTCAATTTCCAAAACCTAATCCCGGGGCGCCGCCGGCGAACAGTGGTCAGGTTGTCAGTTTTTCAGGTCTTTGAAGCACTAATGGCAGATGTGAAGACACATC